TAACAATAGCAACAATAACATCCAAACTTGCTCGTTTCTATTACAATGGTGAGATATTGGACGATGATTTCTTTCCAAATGGCAGTGATGTTACGCTCGAAAGTCAAGAATCTAATGTCATGGAATTCGACGAGGATTTGATGATGGGGTCTGGTGCGAAAATTAAAGACTACTACGGTTTTAAAGGATTTGTATCCGGCAAGAACGGCGGTAAATCTTTATTAGCACGAGTTCTGTCCGCTCACAGCCTTGATGCTCGTGGTCTAGACGAGAAGTCATTATCCGTAGGCTGGATGGGTGAAGCTGAATCGCCAAAATCAGGTCCAGAGTCAGAGAATCTTATGTCTTTGTTCTTCGGAATAGTGTCAGGTGCAAAAGTACTTGTTATTGATTCATTTCGTGAATCGTTAAATAACATGTCAGGAAGCCTTAGAACAGGCGGTTTATCACGTCGTCTACCTGGCGTAATGACTCAGTTTCAACGCATCTGTGACTATTATGAAGTAATATGTTATGGTATTTTCAATCCTTCATCAAAGAAAGAAGAAGTGATCGAAGGTATATACGACGATTTAACAAGTTCTGTATCAATGAGCATGATACTTACAAGAGCTAAGAAGAAAGGTGATAACTCCGGTCTTAAGGTAACAATGAGAGTCTCAGATCGCTATTTCAATCGTGATGACTATACAGTTGATGCGTTCTTGCCGTTCACATCAATGACAAAAATTGAGATATCTGCTCTTGATCGCGTAATGTCTCAAACTAGTGGTATTCTTAGCAACGAAGTACTAAGAACACTTTAAACCAAATTCAATTAATCAATTAACTCAATATAAACGGATAAATTATGACAAATAAAATAAACACTCTATCTAGCCTACTTAGAGCTAACTCTGATATCAACGTTATCAGTGAGAATAACACAAAAGATGCAACTGTTGCTATTCCTAAAGAATCGTTGATCGAAGATCTTGATCTTGATCATGAAATGAGCCGTAATGGTTACATCATGATTGCTCTTGGTGTTGCTGGTAAGAGTATGTCTCAGGCTCGTGCTATAGCATCAGCAGCTTGTGATTTCTCTGATCAACAACAACTAGCTCAACGAATGAAATCGTTTGATGCTGTGTCGAGAGCTATCGCCCCGGTTATTGGTGTATCATCATCAGCTTCTGCGCGTATTGCGAAAGATACATTAACCATCAATCGTGAACATTGTCGCGAGATGGCTAAGAACCTTGTTGGTACGCTTGATCCACTTGCTCAAGATATCGCAACCTCATTGTTTGCTTCGATTTTCGAAGAGCTTGATTTCTACGTGAATTATGATTCGGTAGTTGCGTTCTTTCCTTCTATAGCCGTTGAGAATCAGTTAAGTGATCCGTTTACCGCCGCGCTTCATCTGCGTGCTGTCCAAAAGTCACCATTCGCTGTGTTAAAATTCGACAGCTCGTTGCGAAATGAAGTACTGAAAGGAGAGAACCAGAAGTTTGTTGGTTTGGTAAATATTGTGCGTTTTGTGAATGATGCTTGTACTAACTTCATGCGCGATTTCAAGCTAATGGCTGAGATGCATGAAAAAGTAGCAGCGGGCTTCCAACTCATTGGAGATGGAATTCAAGGTCGTACCACATTCCCTCATGGTTGGGTTGATCATCCTGCTTTTACGACGCTTCGTACTAACATCACATTCCATAATCTGACTTTGGGCGAAGATAAAAACCCTAATATGAAAACATGGGCTCATGCTTCGCAACGTGCGGTCCGAAGCTTGGTTGAGGCATCACGAGTTCTGATAAGCGGTGAGAATGATGATGCGATATTACGTCAGGCTGCTGTTGATCAAGAAAGCTCGGCTGGATTCACTACTATGCTGAATGCTGCAATGGATGTTATTAACGAGTACGTAAACTTCGTGCCAGTTACGTCATTTGCAAAAACTTTCAACATCGAGCAGATCGAGGCACTTGATGATCCAAACATGGTTAATGCTTTGGTTATCACAATGGATCATCAGCGCGCTGACACATTAGATGTGTACACGGGTTATGCTTTACCAACTGGAGTGAGCTCTAGCCTTAAGACTGCAGCTTTAACAACGCACTGTGGCACGATTAATTTGCCCCAGGTACCTGTTAAGCCCGTATTATCTTCAATAACTGAGATATTCGCTAACTTATCAAAAGAGGAAGCGTCTATTGTGATAGAAGGACTCGGAGATGAGAACGTACAACCAATAGACATGGGTGGTTACTTATCGTTAGTTCCAGGTGCACCGGTTGCTTTAATCTCAAACATGCATCAGATGGAGTTAGCATCATCGATCGATTTCAGTGATCCTAATCCTAATGATCGTGAAAGCGAATTACCTTACTTGATGTACTTATCTGCTTGTGCGTACGCACACTCAATCACATTCAATCCAGGTGATAAATTGCGTTTCCATCGTGCAGCTGAAGCAGGATACCCATTCCGTCAGGCTATTGCACAGATTAGTAGAACTGCAGAGTCATCAGCGACTGAGATTGACACTTATAATCCTATTGATTTGTTAATTATGCCTCGCTTGCCTAACATTGTTGCATCGGGTGCTTTTACTGTCAAGAATCCTACTATCGATTTAGCTCGACTAGTTGATAAGGAGTTTTATATACGCGGTGAAGAAATCAAGCAATTTGAGATAGAAGAATTGCCTGCTAAACCAAACGATCGTCGCGCTGCTCTTGGACGTGGTGATATACCAATGTTCTCGTATAAGCAACGCATTGGTACAGGTCCTAATGGTGAGCGCAAAACTGTTTCCGCGCCAATTGATTTGCTACCAATATTATCGAATCAGCGTAATTTATTTGTTTCGTCAATCGTTAGTCACGTTTCGCTTGAGCAAGAAATAGAAGCTGTGCTAATAGCGTGTCAGGGTTTCAATATGCTGCCTGGTAATAGTAAATTACATGCTAATCGTCGTCTTGCTGATTTAATTAAATCATTGGGCGCGGCTTATATGAAATCGGGCATACGCTCGCGTGATATAAACGGTCTCAGTGCAAATCGTACAACTCTTGAATTGAAAGAGTTCATGATGCATTCAGGTTTAGCAACGTTTAGACTAATCGCGCATAAGATTGGTGTCGTGGATGAAGATGTTACTACTAAAGTTATCGATATGATTGATAAGTTAAGTGATGAATCTTTCTTATCTGTAGTTGATAAGGCTATTGCTATTGCTGCGAGCAAAGTATAATGGCTGACTTGTCGCTCGATGAGCGAAGCGAACTAGCTGAATCAATTGCCGAGCTGATAACGCTCGAGCAATGGTCAGTTCTAGACGCCGATCAGCAACAGGCTTTGCTTGAGCTTACTAGCCCTATGCTTGTAGCGAAAGGCATTACACCAGAAGACTTGACCTCGTTCTTTGAGCATGGTCGTCATAAAAGTCTTATGGATGATACTATTGACGAATCAGGATCAGTAGTTGAAGAACTTATGAAACGAATCGTTGATGTAATCATCGAAGGTCCGAGTATGGAGTTCACGAAGCATGGTGATAATCGTATCGCCATTCATCGTTCCGGTGTAACATTCATTGCTAACATTACGGAATCTTCAGATGGTAGAAACCGCATATCAAATGTTGTTATATCATCGGATGTTGACTCAGTAATGTACAAAGAAGCTGAGCAGTACAAAAGTAAGCGAGAAATCGATATGAACACAATAAGTTGGTTCAATAGCGATGCGCAAACTAGTACTAATGATGATAATAATTCTCACGACGATTCGATGGACTCGGAATCGTACGAAGAAGAAGAATCTGAT